TGTCGTTTCATCTGTTCCGTCTCCTCTCCGGCTACTTTGTTTTCAGGATTGGAATAAGGATTTGGTGAAGATGGGCCATTTCCTTTCTGGAGCATATCCATGATCGGAGTTCCCATTTTCAAACCATTCCCTTCCTTCTGGTTAATTCCCTCGGCAACAGGAACAGCAATTTTTTCGTTGGTTTTGATTTGATCAGCAATCGCCTGTTTTCCTGGAACTCCATTGATGTAACCAGAGGGAGTGTCACCAACAGTCATTGGTGTTGTATAACCTGGCACATTATTTGACCCACCCTGTATGTGCCATTGGCCTGTTCCGCCGATTGTATCAGGCCTGTAACTGACAAAAACATTTTGATCGTTTGTATGTTGGGCAGGATTATGGGGGGTAGCCATACGATCTTGCATTTCATTAAATTCCTTCCCTGACATTACCTGATTGTTTCGATCACCAAGATATTCGTCCCCCCTGTTATTGTATTGCTGTTGAGCAATTTCTTGGTTTTTTGCAACAAAAGCATCCGCATTAGGCATTCGGACACCTGAAGTATTTTGAGTATAAATGTTTCCAGTCGGAGAATTTGTTTCTACAGAAAGAACATTTCCAACTTGAGACTGAATACCTAATTGCTTTTTAAGATCTACCTGATGTTGAAGAATTGCACGATTCTGATCGATTTCAGATTGAGTTGTACCATTTGTAAGACCCATGCTGGATCTGCTTTGATTGATCTGATCTGGAGTTTTATACGTCGTTGTCTGGCTACCTGCCCCGGCTGGAAGACCATTTAATCTTTCAAATGCAGAAGGAGTTTTTTGATTAGCTTCAAAATCCCTAATTCGACTTGTATCTACAGAGTTCTGACTGCCGATTACACCATTGGCAACATAGTCATTTGCTTTTTCCGCCCTTTGATCCGGAGATAGTTTAGACCATTCATTTCTATATTGTTGCTCGTATTTTGCCTTTAACTCTTCAGTCTGTGCTCCTCCATATCCAGCCATGCCGCGACGGCGGTTGTTGTGAAGTTCACGCTGATAATTGGGATCAGTTGCCAAACGCTCATCACGATAAGCATCAAATGCGGTTTTTTGTGGAGCACCCTGAACTGTGGGTGGCTTATCGTACCCCATAACGGCAGGCGTTACAGGGCCATTGCCGGAAACACCAACATCTATTCTTTGTTTTGGAGTTGGAGTTGTATCCCTTACATCCATTTTAGACTCCATCATATTTCTATAATAAGGAGTAGAAATTGGTGCTGAAAATTGTGTTGGCGATGCAGATCCATTTACCTGCTGTGGCGGGACATAACCATTCGTCATCAATGCAGGGTTAGACGCATAAACAGGTCCCTGGGCAAATTGAGGAGGATTTTGCGTGTCTGCCATCCAACCGACATAAACAATAAACAGACGCCAATCAATCTGTTTATGGTTAGCTCACTCTTTTATCTTTTTTCTTTAGCGGAGCCATAAACTCCGAATTGTCTTCAAAAATGTTGGGACTTCCCACCATGTTTGCCTTTGGGTTCGATGGATCTGGTTTGTTCCAACCTCCTCTTCCAGTAGCCCCCTGACGCAATCTTTTCCCCTGATAATCAGGAGAAACATTATCAGGTCTGTTATCGCGTCCCATAGTCTGTGATGTATTCCAATCGAAGACGCAAATCAAGAAAATTGCCGTGACAAACTAGGTTGCCCGGATCTTACAAGTGCCGTTGCAAGATCCCTTGGGATCTGACGCACAACCTGTGCTTCGGTTTTAGTAGTGGCTCCACTCAAGCAAAAATACCCGATTGCTAGGCTCATCACATCATCGTCATGTTTCCCATGCAGTGCTTCGGCCTTTCCCTTGTCCGTGACAATGAACGCCCGCATTTGCGACAAGATGCTAGGACACCAGATGTCAATCTCCTGATCCCTGATCGCCGCCGCAAGTCTTTCAATCAACATACTCCTGTTCCCTGTTCTCCCTGCCCCATCGCTTGTCTGCCATCCAAGTTTCTCGGATGTCTGGCTTGTCATCTGATCAAATGCCTGCCGGCGATAAATATGAATGTCCGAGTATTGCCGTAACAACTCGATCAATGCCAGACCAGGGCCGTTGACCTCCGGAACAATCAAGCAATTCCCATAGTGCTTGCTTAATCGCACCACAAGATTTGAAAGCACATCGAGATCGTACCGGCAAGGAGGCGCAATCCTAGCCACTACCGCCGCCGGATATTGCATTCCATTCATGACGTAGGGAGCACGCAATACCAATGCCGCATGGCAATCAGGATCCTTTCCGCTTGCCTGAGATCCAGTCATCACATCCACCGAAAGCAAATATGAACACCCATTCCTCGGTTGCTCCCAGACATGATACACCGCCTCATTGTCATCCGTAGCACGCCAGATAAGAGTGTCACGATTTCCCTGTGCATCGAGAACACCTTTTGCCGGTGCCGATGATCTGATCTTTGATTCGATTGCTTTCATCCCCTGCCCATCAAATCGGAGACGCCCGGAGGCCAACCAACAATCCTCCTCGTTGCTGGGATACTCTTGATTAAACATCCTTGGATCACCTTGGCATTCTGTAGCGATCGTTCTCCTGCGGTAGCTGATATGCCCCAGACGCAAATTGTATCGCGTCATAATTTCCTTTTCTTCATAGGTCAGAGTAGCCTCCAAAGCGGAGGCGGCAGGGGGGTCTAGCTTATCCTCGGAATCCGCAAACTCGAACCAAGGCGAAAAAATTCGCACATACCCATCGCTAGGTTTTCCAGAGAGAAAATCCTCTAGCGAAATCGCATTCTGATACCGCTCATAGAATGCCCCAGCCGCACCATTGGGCGTACTTTCCATGATAACCATCGTATCCGGAAGGTATGGCGTACAATTCAAAAGGCCATTCAGGATCGTGTCCGCACTCCTGACACCATCGCTACTCCAATGCGCCACTTCCGAGCATAGCAAAACCTGAAAGGTTCCGCTTCGTCCTGGATCACTAGCACCGGCAGTTTCAGATACTACCCTACTTCCATGTGTCCAGTTTCCTCCTTCTGCCAGCACCTTTCCACTATTTCCCCACACAAACTTGTCGCTGTCATTATACCGACGCAACATCGTCAAAAGGTTCTGTGTCGTCTTATCTTTGTTACCAACAAAACACGCCGCCGCCCTAAAATTGCGGAGGTGTGTGTAGGCCAGTGCGGTTGAAATTGTAGATGACCCTTTCTGTCGAGGCTTCAAACAGATGAGACGGCAGGGGCGTTTGTGTTTCTGTGCGTACAGATACGCTTGAACAATCTTTCGTTGATACTCATTCGCCTTGGGTGCCACGATTTGTCCAGATTTATCCAGAATGCGTCCAAAGATCTCCATCCAGACAAGAGGAGAAGACCTCACAATAAATTTCAGTTTATCGTTTTCGGCGGAGCGATCAAAAGCGGAGACGGCAGGGGGGTTCGCGGTTTTGCCAAGCGATTCTCTCGATGCCGATCCGGATCGCGATGCCTCGATGTCAGAATCGTCGGGATTGGGGGTGGATTGCGGGATCTCCGGGGCGGTACGCTTGGATTGTTTCATGGTCGGGTCCTGTTGGTATGGGTGACTAGGTTGGTAATAACTACAGATAATCGACGGCATGAATAGGCCTAACGTGCCATTTTACTCTGTAAACTTGCAAAAAAAGGTTCATGACCTGTCGCTAGTGGGATTTTTACTCTGATGGTGGGGCGCTGTCCCAGTTTTTGAGCGTTAACATCTCTGTCTCGATAATGCGTTTGGCTTCGTCGGAATGTTCGGCGGCCAAGATCGCATCTCGAAGGCTCTCGAACGACTCCTGCATCACTACCTGGCGTTGCACCGGCATTCCCTCCTTGTAGGCCAAGATGGTTTTGCTGGCTTCGAGCCTGATCCGGAAGTCTGGTTCCTCCACCATACGCTTCGCAACGCCGTCCCAGTGCGTTTTATTGGCCTTCATAGCACCTCTGATGGTTTCAACCGCTTCGTCCAGATCTCCATCATCGAGTAAATCGCTTAATCGCTTCTTAAAAGAGCCTCTATTTGGTTGACTTTCCTTCGTTTTTTCGTTATACGCGCGTGCGAGGGTTTTTTTTGACCCAATTACGGCCTTTTCTCCGTTTGCGTCCTGTGCCAGAATTTCGGCTGGGTTTTGGAAATGCTCCTGTGTGTCTGTTTTGGTTCCCTTTTTCATAAAATCTTATTTTTTTGATATTTTTTTTGATTCTTTGATTTGTTATTTATTTTTTTATTAGATTGCTCTGGTGCCAATTCCGCAAATGGCACCGAGTGAGGGTTGGTCGTGGTGCCAAGTGGTGCCAATTTTATAGGGTATATCCCCCGTAGGGGGATACCCTGAAATGGCACTAATGGCACTAGACCTACCCCGATGCCATTCCCAGTTGGTGCCATTTTTGCACTGGATTGATTTTTGGCACTGGATCGTGGAGATCTCGAAATGGAGTTATTGGGGATACCGGAGCATTCCCTAGAAACCTCGCCTTTCGCTCGTAAACGGCCTTTCTGCTCGTTTTTATTCGTTTTGGGTGATCCGATAGCACCCTGCTCTTTTTGCTCCGTTTTTTTGGCTTCTCGCAAATCCCTCCGACGTTGTTGCCATGCTCGGACTAACTCTCTTGAATAATCGAGATTATTAGCACGCCATTCTCGGACTCTTTGGCGTTGCTTTTCCAATGCCAGAGGTGACATGAACATTGGGTATTCCTTGCCATTGGAATGCCGGTTCATCTTGATGAAGATAAATCCGTCCTCCCTGACAAAACCTTTCTTGGGGATTTCCTTTGTCATTCGATAGCCTTGAGGACACTCATCTCGGAGAGTTTTCGCTCGTGTTCGAGGTGGATGGGTTTTCCGGTGAGGTGAATGAGTTCCCATACGAGTTCAAGGCCTAGCTCGATGAGATGCTTCCGATCGGCCTGGAGTTGGATCGTCTCGCGTTCGAGAATCCGGGCGTGTTCGAGGATCGAGGTGGCTAGGCATCCGTTGGGGGATACGAGTTGATCGGTTCGAGGTGTTGGGATCATCGGGCGATTTTCCTGCAGGGATCGAGCGGGTGCAAATAGGGAAACAGACAGAACGCAAAAAAAGATAAAAAACATATTGATCTTTTTTCTCGGCGCGTGTAAAAGATTACCCAAGGTGAAAAAAGATCAAACGATCATTGGACGCCGAAGCTAGATAAACACTACATCCAAGACTCAATGAAACTCGAAGACATGACTCCATTCCAGCAGGAGCTAGCGAAGAACCTGCTTGTTGCAATCCGCAAAGCTCGTGCCGCCGGAACTGAATATATCAACGCCGAAAATCTGGCACAGATCACCACCGCTCCAAGTCAATTCCTGCAGGGAGCGCCCAAGGGAACAAACGCACGTTGGGCATACGTCGAGATGATCCGCGACATCATGAATGCCGCCATCGAGCGCGACAAAGAAAACAAACGCCGCAAACGTGCCGCTCGCAAGGCCACGAAGCAACACATCCTTTCTGTGCTTCTTTCCGAGATAATTGACTAACAGACACAAATCTCACACCTACATGAAACACATCGACAACCCCACATTTGGCAACCCTATGACCACATACACAACGCAGGAGGCCTCGCGCCTGATCACGTTTGATCTCGATAATGGCGACTCTCCGGCGCTCATGACATACGAGAACGAGAGCAACACCGAGACGATTCAGATTCACATCGACGAGGTATTTGACTTTGAGGAGGCCTCCGGTGAGGAATTGCTTGGGGATGTCCTTCCCGACAACCTTTTCGCAAACCTGCTTGCATGGGCAGAGGGCGAAGAGATCTTGGAACATCAGATTGCTCCCGACACATCGCTTGACATCTCCGGCACCGACTGGCGTGTGATCGAGACAGGTGGAGGTTGCACCGCACTCACCTTTGGCAAATCGGAAAACCTCGTTACGTCCATCTACGGCGCTCGTGTTCCGTTGAAGGGAGAGGACGTAATCGTGTGGCACCACGGATTGCAATTCAGGTTCCAGGCCGATGCGGTTCCTACGTTTCTCAACACCTATTGCGCTACATACTAATGAAACTCCTACGCAACCTTGCCATTGCAATCTTTTGGACATCGCTCCCATTCGCGGTGATCACCTTCAGCATCTTCATCAGCAACCACGACAAGGCTATGGCTCGCGCCTACGCCGGAAAGTAACAGACACAACCCAACAACAGACACAACAAATGAAACACAAGCACCTAGTAGTCATCGGACGCATTCCCGACGAGGAGAACGTCTCTATGGCATTCACAAACAAAACCATGGAGGGGGCACGCATCGAGTTCGATATCGAGATGATCAATACGCACATCGAGAACAATGCCGAAACTCCGGAGGAGGAAGAGGAGATCCGCGACAACGGAACCTACGTTGACCTAATCCTGACATCAGAATCCGAAATAAAAATCGCATACACCGAAATAGCAATCGCATTCAGAAACTAATCCATACGCATCAATACCATGAATACGAGCATTGTCATTAAAGACATCCCCGAAGGTAATAACCAATTCTCGCAAATTAGCGTGAGTTATCACAAGAGCCGCAAGGGATATTTCCTTGTAACTGCACCATACGAAGCAGGGTGGCGCGGCCTACAGACATTCAGTTTAAGCAAAATGAAGTTTGAATTGATCGAAACCGCATCTCGGTTTTCCGCAAAGCGCCTGGAGACCTTGGCAGAGATCGAGAAATGCAGGATCGAGGCAAACACTAATGAGACTAACGCATTACTCTACGAGCATGGAGTAATTGGGCATGACGCATACGAAAGCGGATGCCGCAACATCGAAGATAGCAACGTCCACTTGGCCTCCTAATCACTCACTCATCAATTCAAGAATCTATGAACATCAAGATCACCAACATCGAAACAGGCGATAGTTACTACGCTCGGAGTAGTTCGGAATGCTTAACC